ACCTTCTGGGACGATTCCCAATCATGTTCTACAAACGATTCAGCCATATCCTTGTCGGGACTGGTAGACACAAATGGACTTCTAGTGTCGATCACGGTGTCCTTTTTAGCCTGGCCTCGATACACGACCCTACTCGTGGTTGAACCATGCTTTTGGATGATCTCACCGATCTTGCTTGTATCGCAGTTGTAGTAGATAGCAATATAACAGAGCATTGCCGCTTCTTCTTGCGGTGTAAGTTCCATTACTTACTTTGATGAAGTTTTTCACGCAAGTCTGTATCATGTTTCGGGTTTCCATCGAGGAACGAGTAGACCCGAGCCATTGCCCACTGCTCCTTACTCAACTTCCGGCTATACGGGGCATTCACTCCCTTCTTGAACGTACCTCGCATTCGCACAGAGGTGGGATTGGTCTTGTATGCACCGATTCCGCGGTTGTAGACCTCTTGTAGAATCGCACGTGGCACATGTGAGATCTTCGACAGCTCGGCAATGGAATACCCGTGAACAGCAAGTCGATGTTTACGAAAGAACCGCAGACGATGAGTGCGTGCCTTCATTACTTACTGTCAACGTTTCACTTTATAGGAGTTTGGGGAGGCGATGGCGGCGGGTCTTGCGGCGTTTGCCGCCTCTAGCAGGTAAGCCCAACATCTGTCGCTTGGCCGGTTCAGTGATTCGTCCACTTAGTGTTTTACTTGCTACAGCGACTTGAAGGACGAATGTTGCTAATCCCGTTCTACGTATTTCATTGTTAATGTGGTCCGTTATCTTTCCATATTTTTCCATGAACACCTTCCTCCTGTCTTCCCTCCACTTCCCCATACCGCTCGGATAACGTGCTATGTATGCATTCAGTTTCCGAACAAACTCTTCGCTCGCTTCCTTGAACTTTCCACCACGAGGATTGCTGATGATTTTAGTCAAGAGGGCATCCCATTTCCTTGGGTCTGGGGCAACGGTTTCAGGATTTACACTCTTCAGGTAAATATCGTCACTCTTGAGCTGATTGCAATGAGAATGTGCCCATGCATATTCCAATGAATACTTGTTCTGTTCTGCCTTTGAAATCACCCCAGTGGTCACCGCGTGTTCCGAATAGAGTGACAAAACTTGAACAGCGTTAACAATCGGCAAAATATGCTCGCATTCAGGTGCACCTTGATCATACCCCTCATGAGTTGCTTCGGGATCGATCGCCATTCCGCAAATCCAGCATTGACCTTCTTCACCTCCTGCTCCAGATCTACATTGCTCCGTTGGTTCGCTATGTTCCCAGATAGATCTAATTGTATGATTGTTAGACAACCATAATGCGATTCGTTCAGGTCCAAACTCTAACAGTGCAAACTCTTTCTGTCCCAGATGTTCCAATAGACTATATAGGGTTGATTCCGGAGATTCGGTTACGATTCGTCGATATTCCGCTTGAAGACCTGGAAGAAGCCGATCGTATTCTGCCTTATCTGTAATCATGCCCTCTGGGATATCTGTATCTATCTTCCGCGAAGCAGTCGTGAGATCCTTAAACAGTTCTGCAGCATCCTGACGAGTCTTCTTGCGTGCACTTTCGGCTTTCTCATCCGCTTCTAATCCACGTTTTCTCGTCTGCAGAGCTTGCAACCTTGGAGAAAGTGCTGAAACGGGGGCCGTTTCAAGTACCCCTGTCCTAGTTTCTGCTGCGATCGGATCCGTCAGAGACTCCTGCCGTTGAAGCATTACACTTTCGCTACACAACTTTCATGGATACCAACCTAAAAAGTATAATGACTAGTTTCAGTGAGTTGAGAGTTGATGCACGCTCAGCAACGCTTGCGATCATATGGTGGGTGTTTTTCTGTGCTTCATTTGGATTCTTTAAGATTATGCTCGAGGGTCTACCACGCCATGACGATGTCCTCAATCCTACACTCTGAGTCAGGCATCGCATCAATTGCCTTGTTCGCCTGTTCCAATGCGTCTGACTCCACAATCTCATCTGCACCCTCCGGCAACCGGGTCTCGTCCACGAGGATGTTGACGAATCCAGTGCCACACGGTGGCTTCTGTCCGAACATGATGTTCGCAGAGACGCCACGCATCGTATCATACTCAGAGGACACAGCCGCATCGAACATGGTCTTCGATGTCTCCTCAAAGCTCGACTTCGCAAGAACACCCGTCTCATTCTTCTTCATACCGAAGCGGTTCACCGGCACGATGCGTCCTGAATAGGTCATGGTGTCGACAAGAACGCTCAGGTGGTGGTAGTTCACCTTCTCTGTGCTAAATACCTCATTGAACTCATCGAGTAAGCAGGTGCGTGCTGCCTCGATACCGAACACGGCATTAACTTCGTGGATATCGTTCGAGAAGGTGCGGTTTCCATCCACACCGGGGAACACGAGTAGATCGTGGAGATTTGTGCCCTCCGTATCCAGAACATACTGGTCGCGAGTCACGTAGCCGCCCACCGTATCATCGTAGACCTGCTCGCTCTTGATCGTTCGCATGTGAACGCGTCCGATGCCATCGACGCCAGAGAGGACCGTGTCAAGGATCTTGTCTTCTAGGAACCGGATGTGTGTCGGGTTCTTGACAACGTTCGGATCGAAGGTGATGCGAACAATCAGGTTCTTCGCAGATGTATCTGACTTCACGCAGCGGAGGATCTGCGAATACTTGCCCGACAGCAGGGTCGTAACCTTCGTCAGATCGAGGATGTTGCGGGCGTGCATCTCGACGTCATTCATCTCGATACGCATGATCCACGGTGAGCCGCACTCTGCTTCGTTCTCAAGGCTGAACTGGCGGTAGTCCTCGAGGATGCCCCGGTCCTCCTCAACTGAGGTTCCGTTGGTCAGAGGGTAGGGATCGTAATAGATGCGGATCGACTTCGTGATGTCACGTAGCTTCGTGCGTTGAATGTTCTTCATCATGGCGATTGCCTCATTCTGAGAGACAGCCCCAGCAAAGTACGCAGTGTTACCAGGACGCTTCGGGTTCGGCGACGCAGAGAGAAGCTCCTCAATACGCGGCACTCCGGACGTTGCGTTCGCCTTCGCGGTACCAGCAGAGTGGAAGGTATTGAGCGTAAGCTGTGTCGTAGGCTCACCGATGGACTGTGCAGCCAAGGCACCCACCATCTCACCCGCATGGATCTGAGACTTCAGGTAGCGGTAGCGAATGTCTGACATCAGCTCATCGAACATCACCTCCGTGAGACGGTGGACAAGGATGGCCTTCTTCGGTGCGAGATAGTATCGCAACAGTGCGTGGAACAGACGGTTGTTGGGGAAGTCGTTCATGAACGAGGTGATTCCAGCCACAACGTGGGCAGGAGTTAGATCAGTCTTGGTTGCGTAGGGGTTTGAATAGGTTGCGAGAAGACGCTTCAAGTTGACCGGTGCGAGAACCTGGTCATTCTTCTTGAATCGGAATACCGATCGCACAAGCATCTCGCGATCTGCGAGGATCTCGTCCACGAGGTCGGGTGACTCAGAGACCTCTGTCTTCAGGAATGTGTTAACTTCCGCAGGAGTCATCGCAAAGGTGCGGTACACATCCTCCATGGTCATGGTACCTAGCTCGAACGACTGACCCTCAACAGAGATGGAGTCAATGCCGTCCTCACCGTAGGCAAACTGCACAATGCTACCGGTCACATTGCGAACTGTGCCATCGTGTTCAATGTGCTGATCCTCCATCGTCTTCATCAGACGACGCTGGATATAGCCTGTGTCTGAGGTCTTGACGGCTGTATCAATCAGACCCTCACGTCCAGCCTGGGCGTGGAAGAAGAACTCAGCGGGAAGAAGACCATTCACAAAGGAGTTCTGAACGAATCCACGGGCCTCCACACCGTCGTCATACCGTGCGAAGTGAGGCAGCGTGCGGTCTTGAAGAGTATACTGAACACGCTTACCCTCAATGAGCTGCTGTCCGAGCAGGGCTACCATCTGCGTGATGTTCTGCGGGTTTCCCTTCGAGCCAGAATCAACCATCTGAACAATCGCATTATCCTTCGGCAGACTCTTGATCACCTCATCACTGATCTTTGCTGCGACAGCCTTCAATGCGGAGGAGATGCGGTCCTCCAACTCATCTCCGTCAGAGGTGCTGGAAATGTTGACGAACATACCCCCGTGAACATCGGAGAGGATCTTGGACACTGCGGTACGTCCCTCATCCAGCTTCTCAGCCACGAACTGCTGTGTCGCATCGTTCGCAATCAAGTCCGCAGTTCCTACCGAGAAGCCAGTATACAGATTGAACTGTGTGACCACCGACTGGATGTCATTGATCAGCTGTCCGCATCGCTCGGGGCTGAAATCGTTGTAGACCACGTGAATCAGGTTGCTACATGCTGACTTCTTCATGATACCGGACATCAGTTGTCCATTCTCGATTGTCACCGCACCCTTCAACGTCAGCATGGGGAATGCAGTCGAGATCAGCTCGGCACCCGTCCAGTCGCGATTCTTCCGAGTGAACGTCCGCTTGATTCTGGCGAGGATGTTCATCGCGATCACCTCTGGAACTGCCACATTCGGCTGACTGATGCGGAAGACACCGGTCATCGTGTCCTGGAAGAGCTGAATGATTGGCGAGTTCGTGCGTGGGCTGATGATGTTTCTTAATAGACTTGCTAGGTACTTCAGCTCTGTGGCTGAAGCGATGCTTTGTGGAACGTGCATGTTCATCTCCGTTTGGAGGACCCCTCAAGTTTCCAAGAGGGACGGACTATATCTTGAGCCGTATCCGGTTGACTAGACCTTCATATACGACCCGCTACCATTTAGTCTCTGAACCTTCTCCATACTCTGTCGAACGAGTGAAGGAGCTTGGCTGCGGATTGCCGATTTCGCCATAATTGGCTCATACTGAAGATTTTTACCATACCTACAAGTTTCCCTGTAGCCAGTATGTTGTTTCCAACACACCTTGGTACTTCAGTCTTTACGGGGTTCCCGAACAATTTGGAAGCGTTGCCGATGCTAAACTTTTTAGAAATTCAATTGCATGCGAGTGCAGTTCATCTGGAGTGTATCGTTTTCCGGCAAACCGCGTGGTGCGGTCGCCTACTTTAACTAGAATACATGTTTTGCGTCTCGTAATGTACGAGTCGATTTGGGTTACATCAATTTCCACGCCCTTAAAGAGATTGGTCTTATCGGCCATATGTTGGATTCTTGCTTTCTCAGAACGCAATTGCCCAATACTCTCATTACCCTCGAATAAGGTTTTGAGCGAAGCAGACATTTTTGCACGTGTTTCAAGAGAACGGGAGACGCAGCCGCCTCGCTTTCCAGCTGGATTTGTTTGTTCGGTTGGCACCTTGACATGTTCCAGAGTTCGTCCACCAGCTGTTAGGTTGTATCCGTTCGGATACATGCTGTTGGAATTCTGAATATGAAATGTCTCCCGTTCATTCAACTTGTCCAGCGGACACACCTCAATCAGCTTAACCGCGAATGCATCTTTACCATACTTTCGTATAGCAGAGTTCAGGTACCGACATTGATGTTTCTTTGTGTTACACATTGCTTCCGAGATGTGATCCTTAAATCGTCCAGTGTATCCAAATGGCATATATCGTGCGTGGTTTTTGCGATGAGATACAGTCTGTCCGACATACACCTTTTCATTCACGGTGTTTGTCATTATATATATCTCCCCAAGTACATGTTCGTTTGACTCCATTATTCTTTCTCGCATAGTTATGAATTTCTATTTCGTTTTACATCGACTAGGTAGTTATATCTATGTCCACGTTCATGCGGTCGTGGGCACATATGGGAGTTACACTGTTTATCATAGAAGGTGGTTCCCACAACCCTCTATGCAGCTACCTGTTGGAGACAAGATGAACTTTTATCTCCATCAAAATCAGCATTGTACGGCCTCGTTGCTGAAACATTCAGACGGAAGGTCGAATAGGGTAGAACGCGAACACGGTGAGACATCATCGAAGCCTTGTGAAGAGAAGGCTGACGGTTAAAGAGAACCGAGTCACCGTCGATCAGGTGGCGGTGAACCACATCGCCCTCGCGGAGATCGATCGTGTCGGGGCTGACGTAGCGAAGGCTTACCATGCGGTTGTCCAATTTCAGAAAGACAGACTTCGCACCCGGATGCTTATTCGGACCGTTGCGAACATACGACATCAGACGGTCGCGGTTGTATACGTTCACGATCTCGGGAAAGGTCAGGTTCAATGCGATCTCCTCGGGAACACCCAGCTCATCCAGCTCAATGTTCGCATCCGGAGTAATGACTGAACGAGCAGAGAAGTCAACACGCTTACCCATGAGGTTACCACGCACACGTCCAGTCTTGGCACCGAAACGAGACTTCAATGTTCGCAGAGGACGTCCAGACCTCTGTGCAGCTGGTGCGAGACCCTTGATGTCATTGTCCACATAGGTGGCAACGTCATACTGAACCATCGCTGTATACTTATCGATCATCTCCGCAGACTCACCCTTGTCGAGCTTGTCGCGAAGACGCTGGTTGTTGCGAAGAATGTCAATCAGCTTATGGGTCAGGTCGTCCTCCATACGCTGGTTGTCGTCCATCACGACGGATGGGCGAACCGTCAGAGGTGGAACAGCAAGAACCGTACAGATCATCCACTCGGGGCGAGAGAACTTGTGATTGAAGCCGAGCTTGTCACAGTTCGTGTCCGTGATACGCTGAAACGCACGCAGGACCATCTCCGCTTGAAGAGGAACAGGAGGCAGCTCCTCCTCATCCTTCTCGGTGAACGGGTGTCCTTCAAGAGTCGCAGCCTTGCCGAGAACGCGAACGATCTTCTTGAAGACAGGTGTCGCACAGGAGAAGCAGAGCTTCGTCTTCTTCCAGTTGACAGCTTCGCGGATCTCCTTGAATTTCGCAAGACCGGTTGACGTTGAGTCCTCGATTCCACCTTCCAGCAGAACCTCGGAGCAGTTCAGGCAGATGGTGTTCGCCAGCTTCTCGATCCAGTCGAAGAACTGGTAGAGGTAGACAGGGCGAGCGAGCGTGATGTGACCGAAGTGTCCGGGGCAATACTGATTCGTGTGCTTGCAGGTAGGACAGACCTTGCCGTTCTCGATGACACCGAACCGGGAATCAAACACGCCATTTGCGACAGGCTGACCAGACTGATATGTTTTGTCAGTTGTAACCTCCACGACACTCCGTTTGAGAATGTCGTCGGGGTTTGCGATGCCAAATTGAACGCCAGTGATTGTGTCGCCCATTTTACCTCTTATACTGTTCTGTGTAAAGTATTCGTTTTCATTTCCGCACCTTGATCGTAGCGTCCCAGAATTCATCATCCATGACGATTCGCTGGACAAGCTCCTTATTGTGGAAGGTGGACATGAACTTCTCATATTCAAGACCTGTCCGCTGCGAAAACCGACCGATGTCACGAATACGGGCTGTGCGGATATACCGCAGGATGTCGCGACATGTAGTTTCAACTTCGAATGGTTCAGTTCCCTCTGCCTTTTCGATGTCTTTCAAGTCACGCACGGCTTCGACCCAGATATCCATTATAGATACTGGCTAATCTTTATCGGATTGCTGAACGTGTACGTGTTTCCAGATACGAGACTTGACGGCGTTGTAAGTGCCAAAGTAAGTACCCATACTGAACCGCTTACAGTGAAATATGCAGATTGAATGCTGGCATATACGGTCTGGGCCCCACTTGTAATCGTCGAATTGAAGTCATTGATGGAGACATATAAACTTGTCGGTATTGTTGTTGTGACTGCGACTGTATAAGGAGAAGATCCGCTTGCGACAAAGGAAGGCGTTACTGTAGAAGATGTGATTGAAAACGATGTCCCTACGCTACCCGTTGTCCCCGTTGTTCCCAATGGCTGCCATCCGGTGATTCCTGTTGGTCCACTCGGACCAGTGGGACCGATGATACCGTACCATCCAGTGTTTCCAGTTGGACCCGTGAACCCAGTTGATCCACTTGGACCATATGTTCCCGTGAACCCTGTGGGACCAGTGGGACCCGTGAACCCTGTGGGGCCCGTGGTACCTAACGGCGTAATGATGAAGGGAATAATCTGCTGGACTCCAACTGATGTAAAGGTTCCTCCAAGAACAGATGTCCATGTGTTTCCATCGGGACTCGTATAGAGACCAGAGCTTGTCAATGTTGTCCATACAGTTCCATTCCACTTGAGTTCGGATGCACTTGGGACTGTTCCTTTAACGAATGCGAACAGACCTGTTGGAAGGGAAACTGTACCATTCGTACCTGTAATCACCCATTTCGAACGATTCCATGCGATGTGCTGAGGGGAAGTGAGGTATGGAATCGGAAGACGTTTCCATGACGTAATCGCAGAGTCTGTTGTCCAAAACAACGCAGATCCATTCGTGTCCGTACCAACAACGACCCAGATGAACCCGTTCCATGAAACACTCTGTGCCACATTTGTTACGATTCCTGTGTCTACCCACGTTGTTCCATCTGTGCTGTACGAGACTCGGTTTGTAAGTCCGTTTGTTCCTGTTACTACCCAATATGTTCCGTTCCAGATGATGGATGTCATTGCGTTTAGATTCGGGAGCGGCCCTGAGGTCGAAACAACAGACCATGTGATTCCATCCGTTGACTTACAGATGTTCGTACCTGCAGCAAGCCAGAACGACCCATTCCACGCAACGCATGTTAGCTGAGAAGCACCGGTTACAGTTGCCGAACTCCATGTCGTACCGTTTGCCGAATATGCGATTCCACTTCCTCCAACAGCCACCCATCGTTGACTGTTCCAGGCAATCCCGTTAATGGTTGATAAAGTTGATGTAACCGGTCCGCTCCATGTCGCATTGTTAGGATCTGTCGAATAATAGATTGATCCAGAGATCGTTCCAGCTAAGGTTAGCGGGGCTGTTAACAACAGCGTTGACCCAGCGTTACCGGTCGGTCCAGTGAATCCAGAGCTTCCGGTACGACCCGTGTTACCGTAAGGACCAATAAACCCCGTAGGACCTGTGAATCCAAGAGGACCATATGGCCCGCCCACTCCATTTTGTCCAGTCGTTCCGGTGCGTCCAGTATTTCCAATGTTTCCAAGGAAACCTGTTGGACCAGTTGTTCCCTGTAGACCTGGTCCACGAACTCCTGTAAACCCAGTTGATCCAGTTGTTCCCGAGGATGCTGCGAATGCCCCAAATGAACCGGTGATACCGGTTGGACCAGTGAATCCAGTTGGACCTGTGCCAAATCCTTCGTACAACACTGGCCCAGCAACTCCCTGAATTCCAAGAGGGCCAATGATGCCAGTGACTCCATATGATCCGGTACATCCAGTCGATCCTGTTGTCGAAGTGGGACCTGTGGCACCTGTGCTTCCGATACTACCAGTCCATCCAGTGAAACCAGTCGGTCCAGTGAATCCGGTTGTGCCGGTAAATCCAGTGGCTCCCTGCTTTCCTTGCGGACCTGTAAGCATAAACACTGGACCAGGTGTTCCGGTTGCCCCATACAATGAAGTAGGACCGGTAGGACCTGTTGCCCCAACACATCCTCGAATCGCGGGGCCTGTAAACCCCGTTGGACCCGTGAGTCCAGTTGGACCAGTGAATCCAGTGAATCCAGTTGGACCCGTCAATTGAACTCCCATGAACCCAGTGAATCCAGACCATCCAGTGAATCCAGACCATCCAGTGAATCCGGTTGTACTTGTCGCCCCTGCAGTTGTTGTGATTCCCTCAATGCCCTGAATTCCGGTAAAGCCAGTAGGACCGGTTTGCCCGATAGGACCCATATCTCCAGCAGGTCCGGGAACTTGCCGAGTGGTACTTGCAATCGGTGTGATTGTAGGTCTCAATGAATTCTGTGGCGAATAGGACTGAAACATCCTTATTCCTTATTGATAGTAATAATACAGGGTAAAAATCACTCCTGATCCGTTTCCAGATAAGGTAACTCTGGGTATCCAATATGTTGTATCCTGAATCCATTCAATCCCGATCAGATTCACGCTAGCAAATGACGTGCCGCCGATTGACCATCCTTGCGTAAATATGTATTGAGTCTTCAATGCCAGTGATGTAGTCGGTGTCCAGGTCAAGTTGTTGACACTTCCACCTCCGGTAATCGTCGCAATAAATCCTGTCATTGATGCTGCGATCTTGGTGGTAGGATTGATCGGATTACTTGGCCCAGTCGGACCGGTGAATCCAGTCCAACCTGTTTTCCCAGATGGACCTTGTGGTCCCTGAACTCCCGCGTATCCGGTCGGTCCAGACGGACCCGTCGATCCAGATGGACCCTGAAGTCCAAACCATCCTTGCCACCCAGTCGGTCCGGTTGGGGCAGTGAATCCAGTAAGTCCTGTCCATCCCGTCGGTCCAGGTACACCTGCCTGACCAGTTGCCCCAGTCGGTCCAGTTGGACCTGTGGGTCCCATTGGACCGGTGAATCCGGTAAACCCCGACCATCCTGTTGTTCCGGTTGGACCTGTTACACCCGTCGGACCGGTTTGACCTGTAAATCCAGTGAATCCGGTGAATCCAGTTGGACCAGTGAATCCGGTTTGACCCGTCGGACCCGTCGGACCCGTTGACGCAGTGAATCCGGTACTTCCGATGATACCAGTCGGTCCAGTGAATCCAGTCGCACCAGTGAATCCGGTTGCAGCCGCACCAGTGGGACCTGTAGGCCCCGTTGTCGCCGTCCATCCCCGAGGCCCCTGTTCACCTTGCTGTCCAGGCGGCCCTCGAGGTCCTTGATATCCCTGTGGACCCGTGGGGCCTGTTGGCCCAGTGATACCCGTTGTGCCTGTGATTCCAGGACCCGTCCATCCTGTGTATCCGGTCTGTCCGGTGAATCCAGTGGCTCCCGTACTTCCACTCTGTCCAGTGAAGCCAGTAAAGCCTGTTGGACCTGTCGGTCCTGTAGGACCCGTCCATCCAGTCACACCCGTTGGACCCGACGGTCCAGTAGGTCCAGTGTTTACAGTTGAACCAGCGGGTCCGGTCCATCCCGAAGGTCCCGTGGGTCCTGTCCATTGTCCTGTAGCACCTGTCCATCCAGTGACTCCGATGCCAGTAGGGCCTGTAAACCCCGTAAATCCTGTCCACCCAGTGCTACCTGTGGGTCCCGTAACTCCTGTAATGCCAGTGAAGCCAGTCGGTCCAGTGAAGCCAGTAACACCTGTCGGGCCTGTTCGAGTCTGATTTCCATCCCTACCCTGTGGGCCCTCGGGGCCAGTATTTCCAGTTACCCCTTGTGGGCCCTGTGGACCCATAGGACCCTGTGGACCCACGGCAATGTTGGGGGCACATGTGACTAACCCTTGTCCTGGAATAAACCTAGACAGCATCTTATCTTTCAAGACCGAAAATTACGATCCCGTTGTTGCCGCTTTTGCTTCAACGTTCGACAGTCGGGCGGAGAGTTCCTTGACGGCCGCGATAAGATGAGGAATCAGTTCGGTATATCGCACAGACAAGTAGTCATTTGAACCGATTGAGAATGAACCAATTGCTTCAGGAACTACTTGTTGGATTTCTTGTGCGATAACACCCACCTGTTGAATATTTGAGTCATCTGACTTCCAAGAATAATAGACCGGAGTCACGGCGTCAAAAGAGCTTGTTGCGTTGGTGATCGGGGCGATCACATTCTTTAGGTTAGAGTCAGATGTAGTTGCCCAAGACGTTGCACCGTATGTCGCGAGAACACCGTTTGTTCCGTTCCAGATACGACAACTTCCATTCACATCCAACGTATATCCAGGCGATGTAGTTCCGATCCCCACATTACCGTTCGAAGTACTAGCCGATACTATATTCAGCATAGGAATAATAGTATTATTATACATTGTTCCCAACGACAAGAATCCACCTACACCATTCTGCAGCCCTCCTCCGATACATCCGCCATAACCTGCTGTAGAAAATAGAATCGAATTGTTGTAAAAAGTGCTCCCAGTACCCCCAGTTCCCGCATTACAGAGAACAATCGAACTCAATGTGTTTGGAGTTGTCAATGTGTTCGAGGTGAGGGCCAGAGAGTTTGAGACAATTAGCACATTTCCACCAGGGTTGGTTACACGCTGTTGTCCGACTACGTCCAATCTATACGCAGGTGCGTTGCAGTTGATGCCCAATCCATTGCTTGTAAGGGTCATTGAGCTGAGCAACGTTGGAGTGGAGTTATAGACGTTGAAGGAATGCGTTCCACTCGAGAAGGCGTTATAGCTTAGACCCGTTCCATTCAGGGATACAGTGCCTTCGGTCATGTTTAAGTTAGCCGCTCCACTGCCCGACACTAAGTAGATATTCCCGCCGTTCGTTCCGGCTCCGGCTTGAAGTCCTCCATTGACATCCAGGGCACGCGATGGAGCATTACAACCGATTCCCACATTGCCTGTATCCATAATCCTCAAACGTTCAACCGTAGCATCGGCACCACCTGTGCCAGGTGGTGATGTAAAAAAGGCAAGATCACCCGATTGAATTGCTTGCTGGGCACTTCCTCCATATGTCTGTTTGTTAATGTTCACGATCTTGCTCGAAATCTTATCGATCTGGGCGTCGCGATATCCGGCAAATAGAATCTCATGTCTGGAACGCTCAAGTCCATATGTAGTCGTATCAGCGGCTGTTCCCACAAATTGACGGGGGCCGATTCGTATTGACGTGTTTCCAGAATCACCTACATCGAATAGATACTGTGGAGTTGATTTTGCGATACCCACACCCGCAGCTGTCACGCTCATCATGTTAATGTTTCCTGTTCCGGGCTGCGTTGAATAGTTGTTGGATATAGTACCAGTTGAATTCGAATATAACCAAAAGTCAATTGCATTTGACGCAGACACTCCGTTAGATGCTGTATTATGACGAGACGATATGAACTGAGTATATCCTCCGCTAATAAACTGAAATTCTATCTGTGCACTGCCACTTGACCCATTTCCATTTAACAGTGCAAGCGATGAAACAGGTGTAATCGCAACTGCATTGCCCTTCGTCGCAATCACATTTGAAGCAAAAAGTGTCTGGTTAGTCAGTGTTACACCGCCAATCTGATTAGACGTAGCGTTGGAGTTGAAAAGATTGCCGTTACTTGTAACCGTAAACACGTTACTTGTATTCGATGAATTGGAGAAAATCCAGTTTTGATTAGAAGTTACGAAGATTACATTGCATTGATATGATTGAAGAGTAAGGTTATAGCGAGCCTGTACTGTCATGTTGCTGGAGTTCTGGGATATGGTGCAATAGTTCCATATATCAAGCTGTGTATTTGTACCGACGATAACAACGTTTCCACCTTGTACATTGATATTACTCGATGTGCTTATGGTTCCGTTCACATCCAACGTATAGGCAGGTGCATTACAGTTGATACCTACATATCCGGTGTTATCCACAATACGCATGCGTTCAGTTGCGACTGTTGCACTACCGCCTATCGTGCTGAACGCCAAGAATCCATACGCACCCTGTTTCAGTCCACCATATACACCGCCTCCCCAGTTTCCTCCGACGATATAGGTTGTCGAGACAACCGATTCACCGGTTGGATTCGGGGCGGCACTGAGCGAGATCGTGCCAATGTTACTGCTTGATGTTATGCTACTGATTGCACTGTTTGATATAGTCAGTACTCTGTCCGTTCCGTTTGTGGTGATGCGACCAGTTCCGTTCACATCCAACGTATACGCAGGCGAAGCAGTTCCAATCCCTATCTTTCCTGCGGTATCCATGTATAACGAGACGTTAGACGGTCCGGCGGTTCCATTTCCAGTGACTGCACCATAGTACAGTCCGATCGTACCGTACCCCATCGAAATCCTGCTACTGTTGGAGGTACCTGGATTGACCCACGCACCGTTTGATCCGTATGCGTTGTAGCCTAGATGGATACCCTCACCTAAAAGCTGAAAGTCGCCATAGAGATATCCTGTAGAGGTTCCTCCCTTTACGCCCATAATTGAGTAGCCATTCGTGGTCTGAGGAAAGACACCTAGTTGACCGACGGATAATGACGACGATGTCAATCCACCGTTGCTCAATGTCACTCCGCCAACCTGATTCGATGTTGTCGATGTTGTTGTAATGTTTCCAGTAATGGCAAGTGTGGTTCCATTGAAGGTTGCGTTCGTATTCGCGTTGACGACCGTAGATGACGAACTTGATGTAATTAAATTGTTAGCCGCCGCCCAGTTTGCGACCGACACAATTCCCTGAGGTCCAGTGAATCCAGTTGATCCAGTTTGTCCAGTCGGTCCGGTGAATCCGGTGAAGCCGGTGAAACCAGTCGGACCAGTGAAGCCAGTGAATCCGGTAAAGCCGGTCGGCCCAGTGAAGCCAGTGAAACCGGTGAATCCAGTTGGTCCAGTGAATCCGGTGACTCCAGTTTGTCCGGTGAAGCCGGTAAATCCAGTGAATCCAGTGAATCCAGTAGGTCCAGTGAAGCCAGTGACTCCGGTTTGTCCAGTCGGTCCAGTAAACCCGGTAAATCCAGTGAATCCAGTTCGACCGGTGAATCCAGTGAAACCCGTTGGACCGGTGATTCCGGTAAAGCCAGTGAAGCCTGTCGGCCCAGTGAACCCAGTGGGTCCAGTTTGTGCAGTAGGTCCAGTGAAGCCAGTTCCTGGAGGTCCAGTGAAGCCAGTCGGTCCAGTAAACCCCGTAGGCCCAGTGATTCCGGTTGATCCAGTCTGTCCAGTAAAGCCAGTCATACCAGTTGCACCTGTGAATCCGGTACCGGCCGCCCCAGTAGGCCCGGTCGATGCAGTTGCCCCAGTGAATCCAGTGAAGCCGGTCCACCCCGTGTAACCGCCAGTGGGGCCAGTGAATCCGGTAAATCCAGTGAAGCCAGTGAAGCCAGTGGGTCCTGTGAAGCCAGTAATTCCGGTAGACCCAGTGAAGCCAGTGATACCTGTGAATCCAGTAGGGCCAGTGTATCCGGTACCAGGCGGTCCAGTTGTGCCGGTAGGACCGGTTCCACCTGTTGTTCCAGACGCACCTGTGCTAACTGCCCAGCCGGGGATTCCTTGTGGCCCTGTACATCCAGTGGGTCCAGTTGATGCAGTTGGTCCGGTGAATCCAGTCGATCCATTAATGCCAGGATATCCCTGGGGTCCCTGAGGACCATATTGTCCAGGAGGTCCTTGCGACATTTATACTTACATGTAAAAATTGATTTGCTGTCTTACTGCGACACTTAGATGTCATCCACATCTACCTCGTCATCCTCTGCGAAGTCGATTCCGCCATTGTCGACGATCTCTGCACCCGCCTTCACGAAGAGGCGAGGGTCTGCATCCTTCACGACCGTCCTATAGCGGGCGATCTGTGATTCGCTGAAAACGGACATGATTCGATGAGTGGCCATGCCTTTCAGCCCCGTCTCTTCGAAGAGAACGACGCTACCGACGTCAATCCAGACGTCCTTCTTTCCGCGTCCACGCATGCCTCCGCGAATGGGTGCTTGGATCGTCTTCTCCACATTCCTCTCCTTCCCTTGAATGGTCTCCTTCTCAGTGTAGAAGATCTCCATACGCCCGTCTCCCAGGCGTCGAGTCACTCGGCCCACGAAGATTCCGGGGGCGAGTGTGTTGTCGGTCAGCTCATCGAGCATGGTGTCGCAGATCTTGTTGTTCATCTTGGTCTTGTTGGATTCGGAGTTGCATTGCGAGCGGTGGCCGGAGCCTCCAGTCATATTGCGAGGCATTTTGGGTGATACAGTTCTTACCTGCTGGACAAGAATCCGTTTTTAAAAACGGATTTATTGGGGCCACGGAATTGTCCAGAGTGTCGTCAAAATGCAGTCTACTATCAACTTCGCACTCTCCAATGCCTTCTCCAAGCTCAACCTCTCTTCAACCCTCACCGACCGGACCATCGCCTACCTCTGGCGGGAGCCGGAAACCCCGCCCGTCTTCAACCTCGAGAAGCTCAACCGTCAACAAGTCCAGCGACTGGACGAACTCACTGGCAAGCCAGATGAGACCAAGCAACTGCAGAAGCAGTTCCTAACCTACGTCAACGAGATGTCGTCGACCAACTTCAAGCAGAAGTCCCTGCTCGAACACATGCAAAACTGGATCGCACCAGAGGACGAAGATGAAGACGTTGTCGACGTCAGCTTCCACCTGCGGGAATATGCGGTGACCGTAAAGACTCACCGAGTCTACGAGCTGCGAAACGGCGTACATGTGTACGTCGGGCAGCTGGGTATGAACGAGTTTCGCGATATGATCATGCCAGAGATTGAGGATTAATCGCAACAGATCACCACGGTCTCCACATCCTTAGGACGATCGAGTAAAAATGGACCAACAGAACTAGGAAGCACACGGTTGTCACGGGCATTGACTGCAGCATCCGCAATTACTTTTTCACGTGTATATGCTGTGTAGGCAGCGGCCGTCGCATGATCGACTGAGGTGAAGACTTGGTTCACGCTAATGGAGATCGTTTTTCTTGAGATTCCAGCAGATGATTGTGCGTATACAGTGATCGAAAACGTCCCAGTTTGAACTGATTGTCCGGAAATCGATGCCTGATAATAGTTGGTACCATTCGGAATATTCGTTGTCCATTTCAAACCGTTGGGCAGTGTTGTCGACAAGAAAAACACAACACCCGGTCCAGCATCAAAGATGATTGGCGTAATTGGGACATATTGATACGCTTGTGATATTTGAGTAGGGGATGTAAAGACAGGACCAGTTGGCGTAACTCCGATCACAAGTATGGGTGTCGGGGGTGTACTCGGACTATAAATAGGGGTAGGGAATAGGTAGGGTGGTATAGAAGTTGGAAAGGATGTAGAGGTTAGCGTCCACGATGTAGCGTCGAGAATTGTTGTTGTAAGTGCGTCATGACGATACACTGAAGTAGAATTCACAAATACAACCCATGATGTCCCGTCCCATTGAATTGGACCGATCGACGTAAAGGACGGTATTCCGACAACGTCTAACCAATTACTTCCGTTAGAGGAATACTTAATGCCGTTTCCAGTTGTATTGCTTCCGATCGAAACCCATCCCAACCCAGGTCCAGCGACCACATCATATGCCGCAACTGTGAAATCGTTAGAACAAGGTAGCCAGGATGCCCCATTCGATGAATAACAGAGAGTAGATGTACCCTTTACGCCTGCCGCGATGAGAATGGAACCTGAATAGATCTCTGATACAGTTGACAATATATTCGATGGAGTCGCTTGGTTTAGTAGAGTCGATGCTGTCAGGGGCATGTCGAAATATTGTAAACATGAGTTATTGGCAGTAGCTGTAGAACCAATCACAAGGCGGGTACCAAGTGTGCGAATTACCGCACCAGCTGCGATAGGGATAACGGTTGAATTCGCGAAGCTATTCGACGTCCAGGTTGTTGCATCGGGCGATGTGTACACACGATTGCTTCCGATCGCATACCAGTTTGTGTCTGATCCGTACACAATGCTTACAGTTGGCTGGTAAGGTTCGACTGTTACTGGCGTCGAGTTTGAGTACACGTTCGATGTACCGTCGGCAATCAAAAACACATTGCTCGCAGCGTTCCATTGAAAATCAAGAGGGGGGTTCGGCGAAGTGTAATTTGAGAGAAGCGAATAGGTAACCGAATCAGTTGAAGAATAGAGCGAATAAGGATTTCCCGCAACAACATACCGCGTTACAGTCTGTGTCCCAGTCCCTTCAAGAACAATCTGTGTCGTAGACGTTGTTGTCTCTCCACCGATGATGTTTGACCCAATAAGTTTGATCGTTGATAGCGGAGGTAGCACGACGGATGGACTTACGCACGAACCAACAGTTCCGTCGATAACGTTTGAAACACTTGAGTACGATGTAATGACAGTCCCGTTTGAATACCTGTAGACTGTGTATGGAGGTGTTCCGCCAAACGAAATCGTCTGAAACCATCCTGCTGGCGGATCGCCAAATGAATACACTGTATTGAATCGACCAGTTGAGTCAACAGTAATAGGAATGCCGTTTGAATCATAATTCGACGTGATCGTTGAATAGTACATCGTTTGAGTTCCGGTTGTCGAATAGGTAAGAGGTACGCCATTAGAGTCGAGATTGATAGGAAAGCCTCTCGAATACAGTGAAATCGTCATTCCGTACAGATAGTTTGACGAAACCAGCTTTGCGACTGAAATACCGCTAACCGTTGTTGCCGTGAGAGGAATCGGCAGATTGTTAGATGTTCCCGGAACAAGAACATTGGATAGATTTGGTGCAGTAACACGCATCGTATCTAGCGTTGTCGTGTAGAGGAGGGTTGTAGGAGACGATACAGTTGTGTATCCATTTGTAGCATTAAACGAAAGGTACCCCGATCCTGATTGCAAGGGAGTTCCCTGAATCAATCCTGTTGCAGAAATGTAGAGTCCAATTGGAAGGTTCACCGATGTATAATAAAGAACCGGAGTTCCGCTCTGTGTCGATATATTAATCTGAATTGGAGTAATCGGGACATTCTGTGCAAAAATGTAGGACGACACTGAAGGAATGAACGTGAATACATCTGGGTTGACCGCGTATTGGAAGGATGCGGACCCAGTCGTTCCGTCGGGGCTTGTTACAGACAGTGTTAACGGTATGACAGATGTGATCGCCGCAAGAATCGGAACCCCGCTAAGAGTCACTGTGCTCCCACTGGTAGTGGCTGTAACTCCAGGTGGGAGATTTGTGAGTTGAGTTGTCCATGAACTAAGCGAAATGCTTGTATACGCAGCTGATGTAACTGTAAAGGTAACAGGGGTGATTGCTTGACCAACGATATACGTCTGTGTTGTCACAACACTTGTCGATACGCTAACTGTGACTGGATTTACCTTGATCGTCGTCTGACTTGTCCCCGATACGCCGGACGAGTTTGTTGCCGACAACGTCACGAGTGAGCCACTTGAAAGCGATGTAGGGGTGCCTTGAATATTCGATCCAACAAGTGAAAGTCCAGCCGGGAGACCGCTTGCAGTATACGAAGAAATCGTTGCCGAAGTATTTGAGAATTTCGTCTCCGCAGCCACCGGAATCGGAGTGATTGCGATATTGGAATAAAATGGGTAGAACGAATTGTTTGACGGAGATGTAAAGAGAACCGTGGATGTGTAATTGAACACAATAGGAACCGACGCAGTCAACGACCCTCCGTTTGTTGACGCTAACAACGTAACAGAAATGGATGAAGGAGATGTAGAGACAAGATTACTCGCATTAGGAGTTCCAGTGAATACATACGTGCGTCCGTTCTGGACCCCCGACAATCCGGACGGTAGAACTCCACTCAACGCAAATGCGACGGATGTCGAAGTGACTGGATAATGATCATTTGTGATTGTGATTGGAGTGATCGGAGTTCCAACTGTAATCGAGGTGCCCACAGTTAACGGTGACAATGTAAATCTCTCACCAGACACCTGCAGTGTAATATAGGTTGACACAGTTTGAGATGTATTTGACCCATAGAATAGGTAATTGCTACTCGCTGAGGTTAATGTGGGTATTCCAACAATGTTCCACGCAGTCGCAGACCCCGTGAATGAGAGTCCGGGAGGAAGAGTAGGTGTAACCAATGCTGACGCTATCGATACCGATGATGTCAATGGTATCGCCGTTGATTCATTCTGATACAGAACAACAGATGATGAAGCCGTTGTGAACCTACCTGCGTTTAGAAACAGTGTGTAAGGAAAAGCCCCTAGAGATGACGTAATTGTGAGTGGTTCCCCATAAAAGGAACCTGTCGTCTGAAATCCCGACGTTGATCTAAATAGTACATTGCTCGATGTAACCGTACAAAATGATGTGACAAGAGATGATCCAGATACCGTGAAGTTCGACCCACCTGTAAAGGTGTAGGAGAACGGCTCGTATTTATAAAAGATTGAGCCTGACGGGAGGCTCGGTGACCAGGACATATTACTTACTAGCAGGAACTCCTTTCCTTAACTTACTTCTTTTGGCTTTTGGTGCAGGTTCAGGTAGAACAGTAGGTTCAGGAATCGGGGGTGCTGTAGTCAACTCCGCGAATTTCTGCTGTGCTACTTCCATCTGGAGGTCCCGATACACCATATCCAGTTTCAATCTCAAAAGGTTGGAGTTGTCCTGCATATTCTTCACTGCGAACGTTTCGTGTCGCAGAATACCAGACCATCGGCACGAACGGTATACGCTTTTCCTTTGGTAATTCCTTGTTCAATTCGTATTGGGTTTTGAGGAAGTAGCCGAACCCCGTGAGAACGACGGCAAGGACGACGAGGCTGAAGAAGAAGGAGGTTGACTGAACAAGTTCGGAGTTACGGGCGATAAGACTTGCTTCGACGCTTTGCATTGTTCAAACGAAGGAATCCAGACTGCATGAAGAAACGACAAGGTTGTCCGAATCCATGGATCTGTAACACATTCACACACGCTAACTCTCGATGGATGAACGTGAACCGACCGGATCACATCATGCATTTCGCGACGCGACATCTCATGAAGGCAGAGTGTCACGCGTGTGTCTGCGTATCGAAGAAGTGATCCGTCCATTACGCTGATGACTGGAGGCTCTGTGTATACGGGTTACTCTTAAAAGCGTCAAGCAGACCCGGCTCAGCCACGCGATCGATCTGGACGCTCTGTCCAACCGGCTCGTCATACTTAACCGACCCCCTCTGTGCGGCTGTCGGGGCCTGACCACCACGACCCACGAGAGGTGACTCGAAGCTGCGGTAGTTGACGTGCGTCGACTCATCACGATGCGTCTGAACGGTGTACGCCTCAGGACCCGCCTGAACCGCCATGCCTCCAACCGGTCCACCGGGGGCAGGACGACCCTCAGCCGTCAGCTTGATGAACTGCTGGTAAGGCTCAGTGAATGAGCGGATATAGGACTCGTTGCCTCCAGTACTCTTTCCGAGAGGACCCATGAAGACACCCGCTGTCTCCGGGCGGTTCTGCGTCTTCATCACGAACTCGGGGTAGATCGACGCAGCCTTCTGCTGACCGATCGTCGTGTTCAAGTGCGGCAGAGAGCCATCGTCGCCCTGAAGAACCTGGAAGCGGTCCGGGCGGTTCTTCTTAACAGGGGCTTGAAGACCCATCTCCTTGACCTTGCGGGCACCAGGCACAGGATCCGCATGGTAGGTGAGCTTCGGCTTCGTTGCAATGCGAATCTCATCGGTTGTCTTCGGCAGCTGATACTCACGAGACTCCAGACCCTGGTTAAACCCACCAGACGGCAAGTTCGTGTAGCCATCGTTGACACCGGGACCAACCTGAACACGCTCAATCGGTGCCACGTTCTTCATGGACATGCTCGTGACCATACGCGACTGCTCGAAGTCAGTCTCGACCTGCTTCTTCCACGGGAGTCCGCGGCCAGCCTCAGGCTCGAAAAACGCACCCGATTCCTCCTTGCGAAAGAACGTATTCGATCCCATGCCAGTATACTTGTCAAGAATCGACTCATGTCCGTCTGAGAAGGTTGTCTGTGTGCGATTCGCCCCGAAGAACGGCACCATGTTTCCATGACCCGCCGGTGCCTGAACGACAGACAGTTCAGATTCACTGTGGGGAGTATACATCTCCTTACCAACGATCGAGTCGCTTGCAGGACGATCTTTATGTTTCTTTGGAACTGCCATAGCATATCCGAGGGCCGCCAATCCCATGAGGAGAACGACGTCCATTTGTGTTCTTGTCGGAGTTTATTTAGACAACGGTTGCGAGTTGATATACTTCTCCTGTCGGGCAGACTGATCGGAGTCAAATGGACGAATCGCATGGGCCTGCGGGCGAAACACAAGCCAGTCAAAACGATTGAGTTCCTGTCCGGAAGTAGGTGGAACTACTACAGTCTGCTGACTGTCTTTCTTTTTGAAGAGAGTGAGAAGAGGTTGATCCATTGTTTTCTTCCTAAGAAACAATTGAATGTCGTCGGACGACAGCTTTACGACGATGTGGAACCTACTGTTCCCACCTGAGTTGTGGGCCCCACTTGAAGACATCATTGACTCGGTCACACGAACCACGATCTTTTTCATGATTGTGTTGGGCACAGTCTATCTTATTGCGTTGTATGGTGAACTCTCGCACTGGAACCCCCAAACAATGTTTTGGGGGATTGTCATCACGTATATCGTGGTTGCCATCATAATCATAGCAGTTGCGTCGATGTTTAGCCCGTTCAAGTTGTTCGGTGTCGAGGTGTTCAACTCTGCACCGAATACATGCGTGGGTCAGAAAGGTTCATTAGAAGGTGGACTTTGCTACAACAATTGTAGGCAGAACTTCCACGGTCTCGGAGTCCGCTGTTACGCAGACAGCGTTGGCATCGGTCCCGGAACGGTTGTAGGACTTGAACCATGTCGCGACGGATACCGTACAGAAGGGTTGGTTTGCAGCAATGTCGGATGGGATAGTTGCAAATACAATACAGTCATTGGATGTATCGGTGGGTTCACCGGTGATTTCTACGGACGCCTGAACAACGGAGGTGTATGTCCAGGACCCCAAGATTTTGGTGGCAATTTTGATGATGAATATAAGAAGTGGAAGAAGTCGAATGATAAGCCGGATCCGGTCATCGATCCTCATACGCAAAAGATGGAGACAGCCGCCCAGGCAAACACCGCTGGACACAAGACATGCGATGATATCGCGACCGTAGGAAATGATAAACACACCGAAAAGATCGATGGATTGTGCTATAAGAAATGCCCGGCGGATTACCCGCAACACATTCCAGGAGCGCCCTATCTGTGCTACAAGGGTGGAGACTTATCGTATGACCGTGGAGGAGGTGATGTTCCTGCGATGTTCAGCTTCTTTCAGAAGTACACATGGCCTTAAACAATCGCACTACCCGTCCACCTAAGATCAGTTGCTGGACCAGGCGTTGTAAAACGGCGGTTGAGTGCTGCGAGTGTATCTCCACCAATTCCATTGCCGTTTATCCATGCACTATGCCCACCGCCCGCATTGTCGGTCCAGTTGATCGTTGTCGACTTTGCGACGTATGGAACTGGGTCACCAACTCCGGGAGCCTGATGCATCTGGAAGCCCTGTCCGTCCTGCATTCCTTTGATAATTGCCTGTCGTGCCGGCTCCACGGGTGCCCACTTATCATTGGCCCCGTAATATACACTTTTAATATCAGCAAGCCTAGGTGTTGTGTCCTTCCCGTCCTTCCCATCCTTCCCATTAATCCCGTCCTTCCCGTCCTTGCCATTGATCCCGTCCTTTCCGTCCTTCCCAGGAAGTCCAGCAGCTGCGGCTGCACCGTCCTTTCCGGGCAGACCACGATCTCCCTTATCTCCCTTATCTCCCTTATCGCCCTTAGCCCCATCCATTCCTGTAGCACCCTGAGAACCGTCCCTTCCCACCGTACCTGAAGTCCCGGCCGTTCCGGGTTCGCCACGGTCACCCTTGTCGCCCTTGTCACCCTTCTCACCCTTATCACCCATCAATCCGAACGGTGCATTGATCGACGCAGCACCGGCCGCCATGGTCTGACCCGGCATCACCTCTTCGAACACACCAGTCATTGGATTTGTGAAATGTTCCTTCGTTATGTCACTGACAAACTGCTGTCCACGACTGACCACATCATTCACCGGTGCACCAGGATTTCCAGACCACATAGTGCGTGAATACGGGTCAAGGTTGAATGACTTCATCATCGCCTTGAACTTCGCAACAGAGTCTGCGAACACACTCGGGTCCGTACCGGGTAGAGGTGTGGGCAGCTTCACGTTACCCTGCGGCTTGATTCCGTAGCAGTTGACACCGAACTTGTTCGACGGATCGAAGTAACCACCGTTCACACCCGGGCGACCACATGCTGTCCTCTTCTTCATGTCAACCTCCTGCTGGAGTGCGTCCCATGTCGACTTCTGCGTAGGATAGAGAGCCATACCGCCAGCCGACCATCCGTATCCGCACCACTCGGCACCGTGATTGTATGCGTCGATGATCTGCTCAAGCGTCGCGAGCTGCGTACCGTATGCCCCGCAGACCGCGGCCGCATCGTCATACGTAAACTGATTGTCAGACACGTGGAACACCTCGCTTCCAATGAAGCCGTTTGTTAGCGAAGTCTTCGCCTCGCCGACTGGTTGTTTCGGTTCATCCTTAGGCACAGTCAGGATGGGTCCGACCGCACCGATATCAAGGATCCCGTAGTTCGAGAGAAGGAAGAGAACCATACCCACGACGATCCACAGAACACCAACTGCGAGAATCGAGCCAGTGGTTAGGATAACAAAAAATGTTAAGATCAGGGTCATTGCGACCGTAAGTGCGAAGGATATTGGATCCATCTTTGCTTATTCATTGATACGATAATAGAATAGCAATCGCATAGTATCGGAGAGTGGAAAGTGATTCGGTCCATGGTTGCGGAGGTTCGAGTCATCGTATTCGACCCAATCCTTTCCAGGTGGCATTCCGCGACCATATGTCCACCAGTGTCCGCCGTTGAAGCAGACAACTGCGGAGAGGGCGTACTTCTGTCCATTGAGAATCAAGAGAGTCATGTAGGAGGCTGATGTATTTAATGAAGTTGTATGGAAGACGAAGACCTGTGGAAAGGTAGACATGAGGAGCTGTTTCGTACACCCCTTGTGTTTACACTTTTCACATGTCCAGTCTGGAATGACGCTAGGTGACACAGCCTGTGCAACACAGTCTGTGAGACTTTGCTTTTTACCGCTAGGTGAGATCGAGAATTCAATGAGTGAATCAATCTTTGTATCCTTGTAGTCGCAGGATGAATTCGAACACTTGACAACATTCGCAACCTTGAAGCGACAGAGCTTATCTAGGAACGGTAGTTTGTCGCAGAGGAACTCAAGTAGTTCATGTGAGTCACCAATTCCTTCGCCCGCAGGCATAACGGCTGTCCTCACACAGTCATAGAATGGTTTAAGACCTTCTTCGCCTCGACTTGACCATATCTCTTGTAGAGATACGTCAACTGGAGATGTTTCTATAGCCGCTTCTGCGGTGTAACGTGTTTGTACGTCTGGAATACGGAAGATTGCTTGAAGAGTTGCATTGACCCAGCAGGAGCCTCGTTGATTACGAAGACCGAAGGACATCTTATCTTTGAAAGGCAGAGAAATTGGCTAAGAAAGGAACGGGATCCGTTTTCTGAGAGTTGTTCGCAAGCGAATAGCTGGTCGATTGGAGGTAAGGATTCGGCACAAGATCCTGATCTCCGGGAACTCGCGATGTAACTGCATACTGATTCTCTGGGTTGGAGCCTAGCGAATCGGTGGATGGAAGCATCGTTACGTCCATGCTATTGATCTGTGGGAACCCGAAGCCAAATCCGTCACCGGAACCGCTTCCTTTGTTTCCGGAACCAGGTCCGTACAGAAAGGGATTCGGGATTGAGGAAGAGGCAGACGCTGAAGAGGCAGACTGACCCTTTCCTCCCCACGAAGGACCCTTTACGCGAAGACTTGACCCCGGAGGGGCTGGAGATGGGGCGGACATTGAAGACTTCGGATAGAAGTCAAACGGCGATAAGGACGCCATAGGTCCAGATGACCCGTATGTATTTCCAGTCATACCAGCAGCAGCAGACGCACCGCTTCCTCGACCAGTTCCAGACTGACCGGAGAACGGACCTCCAGTTGCGAACACAGGACCCGTTGTTGGTCTGGCAGCACCTGTATCAATGTCAGCAGACTCGTTAATCGGAGAAGGTAGTGGACCGTTGTTCGCATCCTGCATACTTTTGAGGATGTCCGCATATCCAGAATTTTCAGCATATGATGCAGCGTTCTTCTGTGACTTGGTCAACTCTGCATTAGCACTGCCATGTGTTGGAGTTACGAAATACGCAACGAGAAGTGTTTTGACATCTGCCTTATTCGCAGACATCATCGGTGTCAGCGGATAGGTGGATAGAAATCGATCTACGTCTCCGGCTGTCAGCGAAGTGCTTGCTGGCTGATAGACCGATGTGTGGAATACACTCATGATATTCTCTATGTCACCCTGGACAAGGACACGTTGTCCAGCGGTAGTCGAGGGATTCGCGTCTGGCTTTGCATCATGAATTGCGGCAATAAGAGTGCCGGGCATCATCCTTGCGATCTGAGAATAGTCGGACTCTCCATATGGAGGACCCTTAATTGTGTTTGTATCTTGGAACCCCTCGCGAGATCCGAAGACATACAATAAGACAAGCCCGATCAGGGCAAACAGGATCCACTTCCTCATTGTGTCTACATAACATTTTCGGCACACGCACAGACGGATGCCGGTCGAGGTCCCTTCCAGTTCTTCGATCCGTCATTCCACATACCCGGATTAATCGGGTTCGATTGCGTAACAGGTTCGTAGTCGCCCTCCGAGAACCGTGTTGAAATCGTAGAATCCGCAGGTGTATATCCATCTTCTTCGCGTGTGCGAACTTGATCACGACCATCCTTCGGTGCGAGGTTCTCATCAGAAGGTTTGAACATCTGCGTCTTCTCCTCCCTCGAAGCAGCTGTTCCAGACTTCTCGATATGAAACCCGTCCATAATCAATGTCTTCATGGACGAAGCGTCAACACCGGCAACCGTTCCAGCTGATGAGGCGAGAAATGTAGCAACCTGGGCTTCGGTCGGCTTGGTGGCAGCCGGTACGTAGACTGTGTCATAGAACGCAGCTAACACTGAGATATAATCAGCGACAACGGCATTCGACGGAGCAACCGCCCCCACGCGACTCTCCCATGCCCTACATCCTGAATTTATACACGGTCCCGATGACGGACATGCACACGGGCGAGTAACATTCGTGAATTCTGTGTCGGTGAAATGCTCGATCTGCGAGACAAAGAGCAGAAGCAATAAAGCCAGGGCTATCAGGACCCACGTCATTGTATTGAGCAAAGATTTGTGAACGACTCTTTGATTGGCTGGGGCTTCTTCTCACGAGTTGCAGGATCAGCAGAGTCTTCCTTAAACAGACCCTGTTTCACCGCCGCCTCAGATGCCTCAGGTCCTTCCCACGTCTCGGATAACGCATCGAACTTTGCCTGCGTCTCTGCGTCACGAGGCTTGAACTCGAGGAATCCAGTTGGGATGGTGTTCTTGCCAGGGTTCTTGGGGACGAAAGGTGCTGGGCGAATCGGAGGGCATCCGAGTGCTTCCGTGTATTCGTTATACTGTCCGAGCGTCTCAAAGGTCCGCTTCTCGCCAGACTTAGAAGTGCCGACCCATGTCTTATTTGGCTGCTGATTCAATTCATCGAGACACGCCATTTTCTAGTTGTTGATATAAAATGGGCGACGTAAAGGAAAGCCTCAGTCGTCGTCCAGTCTTAGTTTTGTTTTACATGGAGGGGTGTTCGCATTGCGAATCGAACAAGCCTAAGTGGGATGAGTTCAAAAGGAAGTTCAAGAAGATCCCCGTCCTTGAGATCGAATCTGCGAATGTTCCGCCAGAGGAGAATGTCACTGGGTTTCCTACGATGAAATACAAGCCGCGTCGCGGTCGTGAGCGTGTGATCTCAGGAGAGCAGTCTTCAGCGGCTGAGATCGGTAGGAAACTCGGGGTTACTCACCGTCTCACCAGGCATCGCTCCCGTCGGACGTTCCACGCTACTCGCCGGGGTCTTAGGCATTGATCCCTTCGTGAGAACATAGCCCTCATTGAGTAACTTGCCAGACGCAGCACCCTTTCCTAGGAACGCTAGAAGTCCCTCGTGATCGTCCTCCGGTACCGTGTAGAAGTTACGCTGCGACTGAACCATCTGGAACACATCAGTCGTATCCATGTAGAGGTTCGACGTCTGTGCGAACTGCTTGTTGATCTGATCGCGAACGTTGACATCCGTCGGGTCCGATGCCGGCTTGCGGTTGGGGTTTTCGTTGATATCCACCAGAGTTGGGTTCATGAAGGGGTTCTCCTGCGTAGGCTTTGACGTCTCATCGCCCGAATAGGAACTGACTGCGGTACCCATGCGAAACGGCTCAGTGATCTTCTTCGCATTCGGATAGAGCTGGTGAAGTGCGACCGTGATTGCCATCACGACCGGTACGTAGACAAAATACCTAACCTGCATCGAGCAGAAAAACAGTAGTATGCTGAGATACACTGTGAAGCGAACAACAGCATTTAATGATTCATCAACCGTCATACCCGCGGTCGGCACAAATGCATACCACGTGTCTGGACGGAACAGAATCGTTGGATCGGAAAACCAGAACATCTCTTATCTTCACCTGCGACCTTTTTCACGCTGTTTACGCTGGAGACGTGCCATCATCCTGGCACGTCGGGCCTCGGGCGAGTTACCAAGAATCTGCTCTGCGGTATTTCCCGTGGCCGGACCCTCGCGGGCGATTCCGACCATGTCCTTCATGTACTTGCCGAAACTGGACTGAAACTTCGCCTTGAGCATCTCGATCTCGCGGATCAGCTCCGCCTGGTTGATCTTACCGTTCTTGATTCGCTCTTCAAGCATGGTCTTCACCTGCTCCGAGATGTAGCGGACCGCCTGACTACGCTCGGGGTGTTGAAGGGCCTCGAGGATCTCCTCGGGACGCTCGAAATCAATTCCGATGTCTTCCAGCTTGATAGACGTTGCAATCTCGCCAACAATCGAAGCGAGTCGTGTGGTCATCAGCAGCTCGAAGATCTCGGACAGAGACGATGAAGTCTCCTCCGTTTCGAGTGTCTTCAAAATCTCATCAGTGTCACCGTGAGTTGCGGGCAACATGTGCTTCATCGCAGCCACAAGCTGAGACACCTTCTCCTTCGGGTCACCACGGAAGAAAGAAAAGACCATCGTCATGTGAAGCAGCTTCCAGGCTTCCTCAGTCTTGTCCCAGATCAAGGCGGACTTGATGCCAGGAAAGATCTCGGGGGCATCGAGAGTCATAAAGACACTGTTGTCACGCTGCATGATCTTCATAGCGTGAGGGGTAAGCACGTCTGTCAGATGAGTGTAAAGTTCATCCGACGCACGCGGAAATTCCTTATCCGGATGCTTGTCCTTGAAGTATTTGAGTAGGGCACGGAGATGATCCATTGTTGTTAGACGGCACTCTTATTTCCGCCACGAGACGCAAACGTCTTGCGGTCCGACTCGCTGAGGCAGATGCACCCAGTGTCGGAGGAGAAGGGAGAGGGGCAGCAGTCAGCACCGACCTTGTTCTGCATGAACTGACCGATGGCGTTGTCGTCGGCAACATCGTACGGCAGCTCGGGGACGGGCTTCGCCTCACTTCCTAAGATCGGCGAGGTACCATTGTAGGGAGCGATGTTGCCACTCTGGACAGTGTCGAGGGGGGCCATGTTGTCCTTCGGGAGCTCGAACGTCTCCTTACCACCACTCATGTCTGTGAATCGGATAAACAGCCCCACGAGGGCGGCGGCTAAGAAAAAGGCTAAAATGACCGGTGTTCGCTGCATTACTTGAAAGCCTAGAAAAAACGGATTCCATGGCGAGGAGAGAGGTTCAGTTCAATGGAGACCCTCAGCCTTGTCGAGCTTAAGAAGATCGCGAAGGAGAGGCGTATCAAGCAGTATTATATCCTCAAGCGTGCCCAATTGATCCAGATCCTATCAATGAAGGAACTGCCTAAGTCATTTATCATCGAGAAGATGACAATCACCGAACTTCGAGATGAGGCGAAACGTCGTGGCATCCGCGGATTCTGGACACTCCGAAGGGAGCAATTGGTCGCTATCCTGTTTCCGCCTGATAATTTGTCTGACGACATGAATAAAGTATGAAGCTCTCCTCTCAAAAAGTGGTTCGCCTCGGAATGGTCCTCGTGGGTGTGGTTGTTGTGTATTCCCTTTTTTCATCGTACTCAGGCAGCAAGTCAGCCGTGTCTGAGAAGCTGGAGATGGAGCTCGGTGGCTCGGGCAGCTCGGCTCCCATGAGCGGACAGGGTCCGTACTCGGTTGGCACGTCGTCGCTGGGCGGCAATGCCCTGGCTGTCGATGACATGCAGGGCCGCACGCCGGCGTCGCAGCAGACGTACACCCAGAACGTCCTCTCGTCGAGCGAGCTGCTCCCGAAGGGCGAGATGGGTGCGTCGTGGGCGGCAGTGAACCCGGTTGGCAAGAGCGACCTGGATGGCCAGAACTTCCTCCAGGCGGGTTACCACGCGAACATCAACATCATCGGTATCTCGCAGACGAACCGGAACCCGACGTATGACATCCGCTCGGAGCAGCCGAACCCGCAGTCGAAGGTCGGCCCGTTCCTCCAGACGACGATCGACCCGGACCCTTTCCGTGCGAACCGGGCCCTGGATGGTCTCACCGCTTAAACTTCCCAGTGATACATAATGTTGTCGGTTGCCGCGGCCGTCGTAGGAGTTGCGATTGTCTCACAGTTCATGGGACCCACGAATACAGTTCGAATGATGGGTCCGGATGGTCACGAATATGACATTCAGAATCTTCCCGACAAGGAGAACGCCGTCAAGCTGATGGCGAAGATCCGCGGTAACCTCACGAAGTTACGCGATTACTATGCCGCAGAGCCAGCCTTGATGAACGACCCACCCGTTGCCCGATTCGTCGCACGCTTTCAAGCCGATGCCTTCTCCGAGAATGATGTCCAGTCAAGCGACACATCGTATTCAGAGAACAAGGGACAGCGAATCGTCGTATGCCTTCGCGACAAGACAAAGCCACCGTATCCACTCGTTGAGATCAACACGGTCATGTTTGTGATGCTTCATGAGATGTCGCACTTAATGACTGAGACGATTGGTCACACACCTGAATTCTGGGAGAACTTCCGTCGCATCCTCCACGATGCAGTCAAGATCGGAATCTATACACCTGTCAACTATTCACGTCAGCCGACGCCATATTGTGGTATGATTATTTCAGATTCTCCGCTATAAACATTTACATATTTTCGGACCAACTAAATAAATGGGATACGAACATTCCAAAATATACAAACTTTTATGCGATGACGGACATTATTATTATGGGTCCACCATTGCACAATTAAAGTCGAGGTACTGGGGTCATAAAGATTCTTCCAAGACAATGACATCCCGACTCTATACACATATAAATTCAATAGGATGGGATAAGGTCAAAATCGAACTGGTTGAAGCATTCTCGTGTGCGAATCGAACGGAGATACGTATGAAAGAGAACGAGTACATTTCGGCATCAAAGGATGATCCATTGTGTCTGAATACGTTACCCGCGTATGCATCCGATGACCAGAAACAACAGCGGGTCGTGACGTATTACGAGACCAATAAACAGACTATTCTAGAACGCAATCGCGACTATGTAGAAAAGCATAAAGAAGCTGTTGCGGAGAAACATAAGGAATACTACGAAAAGAACAAAGAAAAAATACAGGCAAAACATGATGAATATATTGCCAAAAATGCCGATACAATCAAAGCACAGCGTAGGGAGTTCTATCAACAGAACAAGGAGAGGCTATGTGCGGAGAAGCGGGCAAGACGTGCTGCTGACCCCGAAGCAGTTAGAATGAAGACGAAGGAGTATCGAGACAAGAATCGCGAGCGAATCAATGCCCAGAAGAGAAAGAACAAACACGGCGAAAAGTAATACTCTTAACCAGTAATGAAGACGGTCCCCGTCGCAGCAACAGGATCTTCCATATCATTCTTTGAGGATGATACCCTAGAAACTGTCAGACAGCATATTGCTGTCGTCACGAATAGCCATCCCGATCGGCTGTTCATCGAAGTACAAGTTCAGTTACCCGAAGAACACTACGAAGACCCTCGCCACTGGGACGCATTGTTTCTTCGCATGTCCCTTGACGGAGTGCGTCTCGATCTTGATCTCTTCAAGTCGTATGTCGAGACACTTCGCGTAGGAACCGGAGTGAAGGAGAGGGTCTGGTCACGCGAAGATTGGAACTCAAAGCCCGAATCACTGAAAGATTTGTACAGTCCAGGTGCGGGATTCTCAGAGTGGCGAGTCTTTGGTGTTCCTGGTGACAAATCCTTCTGTCTTCCTCTCCCTCCGAAGGATCTGAACCTTCAATCCTCTCGCATTCCGATTGGCAACTTGCAGTTACTCTTTGAGACTCTGTACGACGACGTGGTTTCGTTCCGTGCAACGGAGATCAAGGAGGCATCACAACTTGTGCGTCGCGTATACTTTCCCATGTTCACAGACACAACACCTAACCGCCTTACTGAGTCAGCTGTTCGGTCACTGCGATCGAATGCGGATCAGCTCACGAAACTTCTAGCACTCGATGTCCCTGAACCGAAGCATCCAGCGATCTTGCGTGCGAAGTGGTACGTCCCGCTCGTTGAGACTGAGTTCACTGCTCCCCGTGCTAGGTTTGAGCAGATCTTCTATGGTATGACTCTTTCGAAGAAGACACCGTATGTGGGCTTTTTCACTTCAAAGCAGGAGAAGACCCGTCACAAGTTCTATGTTGTTGATCCGTCGAACAAGGTTCCGTCCGTTGATGTCCCGACCTGGAAAGCGTGGACAACCACAACTCTTCCTCAGCGTCGTCTTCCTACTCTCCTCTTCTATCGCGGAACCTCACGCACATCCTTCGATCGTATTGCGATCACACCACGCGACATTCAGTTCACGATCGTGCGTGGAAAGGAGACAAAGGAATCGCTGGATGACATTCGACTGAGTTTGTATGACTGGATCAAGACGATGGACGCAGTGACACCGTTCGTCGAGGCAGCAGACCTTGCGGTTACACGGTGGGAACTTCAAGACTTGTCCGTGCTTGGTACCTATGCGAAGGAGATCAAGGAGTTTGACATGCGAAGATTTCAGTGCATTCAGACGATATTCAGTTCGCAAGATGATGCATTCCGCCTTCTTCGTGCGGATCGTCTCGCAGAGAACTTCACACCCCTTGAAGTTCAGGCGTTTCAAGCCCTTCAAGATGCGGAGACTCCTTCGGTAGAAACTCTGACCACCATCGGAATGACACCAGACGACGCAGAAGCACTGTTCACAAAGTTCGCAAACCTAGGCGATGATCTCGATCTTGAACGTGTGTTACGCGGGTTCCCTACCATTCGCTTCTCAAACAAGGAGGTCATTCTCTCTGCGATCACAGATGTGGAGCGTGCGATCAAGTATGCGAGTATCCTGCGTCACGTTCTGACATCCGAGGATTCATCTGTCGAAGCTGTATGTCCGAAGAGGATGGAAGCCGTTGAGGCAACCGCAGTTGTTCCGCAGGTCACAGTGTATTCGGGCGAGTTTCAGGTGGACGATGACTTCTTAGCCGATCTGGGATTAGGTGATGAAGCAGCCCCCGCACCACCGGAACCAGTAGCACAGCCGCAAGAAACAAAGAAGCGTGTGCGTGTAACGGACAAGTCAAAGTCAACCTACAACTACTTCAACAAACGCCTACAAGAGTTTGACCCAGAGACATTCGACAGCACAATCTATCCCAGCAAATGCGATAAGAACAAGCAGGTTGTTGTTCTGACTCCTGAGGATGAGACACGCATTCCTCCCGAATACAATCCACGCAACTACGGTCGCATTCTCCCCGAGAAGAAACAGAAGCGAGATGAGTCACTGATCATGGAACTCGACAACCCAGCAGGTATCGCAGTCTGCCCGCAATACTGGTGCATCAAGGATCAGATTCCTCTGCGTGAAACACAGCTCGTTGAGGGTGCCTGCCCAGTTTGTGGGGGTAAGGTTCGCTCTGGCAAAGATGAGGATATCTCAGAGTTCTCCGTGATCAAGCGTGATCAGGAGTCGGTGTTCCCAGGTTACATTCGAACAATCAAGGACAAGCGTATTCCCTGCTGCTACAAGGAGGAGCGGTCTGAGGTTCTCGTTCCGAAGGATGAGAAGTCAGATGATTCATACATTCTCAGTTCCGCGAAGACACCGTCGATGCGTATGGGGTTTATCAACGACAAGATCGCAGCTTCTCTTCGTATTCCCATCAAGTATGACGCATCTGTGAAGAAGAGCCGCCTGGATGCGGGGAAGGCTGACTTCTTCCGTGTCGGACTCGGACGCCCTTCAAAGACGCTGCCGCATTTCCTCGGAGATGCGAAGACTGTCCCTGATCCGAAAGACGCACGCAAGAATGTGCTGCTCTGTTCATTCGCACGCACGTGGACGGAGATGGGTGAGGGTGAGACGCAGCTCGATCGCATTGTGTCTGGAATTCAGAACGCGTTCACAGAAGGGCGACTGAGCGTGCTTGATGAAGTTGAATACACGACCTCTGTTCTCGGATGCAAAGTGATTCGCGTCGACACAGCTTCGAACTCTGTCACCTGCGGATTCTGGTCAGATACTGCGTGGCCTCGTGAGCGAACGATTGTGTTGATTGATCAGGATATCTTAGCCCATGTCGCACGTACAACGGAAAAGAGCAGGGGATTCGGAAAGTACACCTACTCTGTCAACTTACGCGAAGCACCGTTCCCGAAACAGGTTCTCTCCACTGTCACATCGCTGCAAGCAAAGGCATGTGCGTCCGATCGTCCGCGGTACACCGACGCAATCAATGAACTGCGAAGCAAGGGTCATGACTTCCAGGTTATCATGGATCCGTTCGACCGAATTCAGGCGGTGTTTGTACCGAAGGTTGTCGTGCTACCGATCCAGCCGGCGACAATGGAATCGTTGCCAGGTGTTCATGTTCGCTCGGGATATTCAGACATCAAGTCCGAAGAGTTACCGACTCGCCAGGCCCTTCGCAGCTTCTTAGATGCGACAACTCACAAGGGATTCAAGTGGGTGGAAGATCTGAAAGA